TGTATCTCGTTCATTTCTTCAAACCCTCCGTCTTTGAAAATACTTTTATTAAACTCGTCTTCTGCTTTTACAATCTTCTCATAGATCTCCAACTCTTCTTCGTCATGCAATGCTGAAGGGTCTCTTACTTCTAAAGCCTCATGTATTCTAGTTCCTTTCTCAGCAGCAGCGTTGGTCCCTGATGTGCTTTCGTAACCTGCACACCCTGCTACGTACTTTAAACTGGATGGACTGAACTCTGCGTGTCCTCTACTTCCGTGGTCAGGTGTTTCACTCATTGGATCCTGTATGTAATGTGTTAAGGTTTGCTAATTTCTTTTGGATAGACGCTACTACAGTTTCTTCAACACTACCCGCAGCAACTAGTATTTTTTGCAAAGCATGAGTCTTAGCTCCGTTCCTATGTATTCTTCCTAACGCTTGCATATAATCTTTAGCGGAGAACGTTGGGCTTATTAGAGCAACTCTTGGATAGTCTCCAATAGTATCGTGTAAACTCAACCCTGTACCTCCAGCAGCTATATTAACCACCAAGACTCTTTCTTCGTCTAGAGAAAATTTATCTATGATCTCTTGCCTCTTGTACGGATTTTGACCTCCTGTGATGCTAGGACATCTCAGTACATCTGTAAGAGCATTGACTGTCTCTCTAAAATTCACAAAAATAACTACAGATTTTTTCTGATCGATCAGTTCTTTTGCCATCTCAAGGATGTCAGGAACCTTCAAAGACTCGGCTAACTGGCGAGCTCTGAGTATATTTACTATAGTAAATTCGTTGTCCGTTACTGACCCGTGCTCTAAAAACTGCTCAACTATAGAAGGAGTAACCCCATAGTTTCCGTATGCATCTAATATCTTTTTGGAATCTTTAAACTCTATAGGCTCGACGAATATCCTGTTCTCTTTAAATGAATCAGGAAAGTCTTCAATGGTTAGTCTATACGCAGACCCTTGTTCACCGTACATTGTACAGTGTACATCTTCCAATTTCTTGCGACTGATTAATCTCCACTGCCCCCACTGATCCATAGAGCACCCATTCTTTTTCATCCATCCGTGCCAGCTTTTGGGTCTTTTGTTTAACTCGTGAAGTCCTAACATATACCCCAAAGCTCTCATTTCTGTAGGGTCTTCTGCTGCTGTAGCGGATAGCGTGTGTATCAAATGTCCTTTGTCTTTAGCCTGATCTACAAGGCTAATTAACAATTGTGCGTTTTGTGTCCATGCACCTTTGCATTTGTGCACCTCATCAAACACTACAAAGGTAGGTTCCTCAAACAGCCATGTCATTATCTTCTTTCCTCTTTTAGATAAGAACGCTGTCTTGCCTGTTCTTATTCTTTCGTAGTTCATGACACAATCAGGCTCTACTCCCATCTCAATCATTTCTCTGTCCCACATAGGTATAACTGCCTTCGGACAAATGATGGCTACACGCATACCTAACTGTTTAGCTAAGTATGCGGTAACCACTGTTTTGCCCGTACCTACCTCACTTGTGTCAAGCGTATGCCTCCCTTGACGCAAGCAGTTAAGAAAATAGTCTGCTGCTTTCTTTTGAGGAGTATATAAAGTTTTCATTAACTTCCTAATACTACAGGAAGATTAACATGTCCAAACTTTTTTTAAGAAAAATGAAATTCGTGCTTTTTTATGTAGTGGGCTATAAGGAAAGCGTCAACCATTCCGTCGTGAGGTTTGGTAGATCTAGAGCTTTTTAACCACTGTTCTAAAGGTTCTAGATTGTTTGCTATCTGCAATGCTTTTTGTTTTGATTCCCCTTTTTTAAAGTTGCCTAACATAGATCTTTGCCAGTCTCTAACAACAACACATTTATGTTTCCACCCAAACACTTCACATAAGCCGAGAAGCTTTCCAAACGATAACGCCATAGACCTAACAGCTTGTGAAGACTTAGCGTGTCTTAAAGGTTCTTCAATAGCTATGTACAGCTCTTGTTCAAATTCATCTAACCCTAAAATCCATTGATGTGTTTTGTGTGTGTCCACCTCTTTCTTACCTTCTCGGATAAGTGTAGGCATAGGGGTCTTTGATACAATATTTCCTGTGCGAGCACAAAGTCCAACCAGTCCTCCATTCAGACCATTATCTACACCTACTATAGTCATTCAGGCAAAACTAAAGGAGATATTATTAATCCTCCGTCTTCGTCTGCGGGTAGGTAGACATCTATGTTTTTCCTAAGATTCTGAAGAAACATTATCTCACGAGCAGTAGAGGGAAAAACCCTATAGTAAACCCCAACAAGACAGTCTTGCCTAAAATAAAAGTCGTTACCTTTATTTTCTCTGATAAGAACTTTTGGGTTTTCTACTTTCAGCTTTTCTGAAAATAGCTCTTCTTGCTTTTTCATTTGTCTTCAGGTTCAACGTCTATCACTTTATTCGGTTTTACCTCAACAGCACCTTTTCCTATGTCAGCTTTAGTGTTGTTTAAAATATTAATATCTATTTGAAGCCCTTGTCCTGTACCACCTCTGTTATCTATGTTTAAGTTTCTCCTTATTAGTTGATCTAGCTCACTGAGCTCCCTAATAGTTCGAGGCCCCCTTAAGTGTTTTAAATTATCCCTAAGAAGTTTTATAGCAGAGGCTGCAACATAACTTTGATACTTTTCTGCTGGGCTATTCTTAGCTTCAGAAATTTCAAGTATAGCTTTTTCTTCAGCTTCTCTAGCTTCTTGTTTTGCTATCTTTATAGCTTCGTGCGTTTTCTTATCTAAGTTTTCATCTAACGCTGTCTGTAATGGATCGCTATCTTCAGGTTTTGGATTAAGAGAGTGTGGGTTTGTTTTAGGCTTAACACCTTCTGCTCTCAGCCATCTGCGTAGTGTAGAAACATTTATATCTAGTTCCTTTGCAATATTCACAAGAGTATAATCTTCGTTATACATCTCTATTGCTTTCTTAAGCAGCTTTGATTTTTTAGATCTCTTAGACAATACTCTTTATATATACTAGAATTATACGTAAATATCAACTTTCTATGGCAAGTATAAGTAAATTTGAACCCTTCTTAGATTCTAAAACACAAAAGATATGTGTAGGAGGGATGTACATTCCACCTACGAATACTATAACAGCTTTGTTATTTGGTTTTGCTAAACACAAAAACTTAAAAGCACGAGAGTATTACTTCTGGAGAATATGCGATGAGCTATGGAATAACGAAGAACTACCAGAGAAGCTAATGGTTCGTCATCCGTGGGCTACCACAATGATCAGGGCTGCGTTGAAAAACAAATACTTAGCTATAGGGGGAGCTGCTTCTAGTGGTAAATCTCATACTATGGCTGCTTACGCTATAGTTTGTTGGCTAGCTGCTCCGAGAGATACACTTGTTCTTTTAACATCTACCACTCTACGTGAAGCACGAAAAAGGATATGGGGTTCAGTAATCAGTTTGTTGAACGTTGTAAATGGTGCACCGTTCAGGATACGGGATTCAATAGGCAATGTTGCTTATATAAATGAAAAAGGAACTCTGATTGAAAAAGCAGGACTAAGTTTGATTGCTTGTGAAAAGAGCAAAGAAAAAACAGCCGTTGGTAAGTTTATTGGAATTAAGCAGAAAAACGTACTGGTTGTTGCTGACGAGCTTAGTGAACTTAGTGAAAGTATTTTGCAAGCAGGTTTAACTAACCTGTCCAAGAACCCACGTTTTCAACTTATAGGTATGAGTAACCCTGCCTCTAGATATGATGCGTTTGGTGTATGGGCTCAACCTGAAGATGGGTGGGACTCTATAAATAATGATCAAGACGAATGGGAAACTAAATACGGAGGGCATTATCTGCGACTAGATGGAGAGAGATCTCCTAACATTCTAGCTGGAAAAACCATATATCCGTGGCTACCTACAGAAGAAAAGCTTCAAGAAGACAGAGATCTTTTGGGCCCTGACTCTAGAGGATACAAGCGAATGGTATCTGCGGTTTTCTTTGAGTCTGATGATGAAGAGACCATATACTCCGAATCAGGGATAAGTCGTTCAGGTTCAATGAACAGTGTACAGTGGAAAGGGAACCCTATACCCTGTGCAGGTCTCGACCCTGCATTTAGTAATGGAGGTGATAGGTGTATTTTATATACAGGTTTAGTCGGCTACGATCACTCAGGCCAGTATGTATGTGAGCTTCAAGAAGCTATCCCCCTCTTGGACGATGCCACCAACACAGCGGTCCCACGTTCGTACCAGATCGTGAAGATGTTACGGACTGAATTGGAGAAACGGGGGATTGATCCTTCAAATGTAGCAGTTGACTCGACTGGTGCGGGTAATCCTTTCTGCGACATAATCGAAGCAGAGGGTTTATTAAATATTTTAAGAGTCTCATTTGGAGGTAAGCCTTCAGATAAAAAAGTTTCTGTTAATTCTAAGTTAGTGGGTACAGAACTTTATGCAAATAGATGTAGCGAGTTATGGTTTTCAGGCAAGGAATTAATGAGAACAAAGCAGTTATTTG